ACAATAGTTTCCTAACCTAGTTGGATGGCGTTTCCCAAGGATCATAATCTGCACCTTTTTTGGCTCTCACCAAGTTATAGAACACAGAAGATTCACCCTGTTGTTTTGTCTTTTGCAAATCTGCAATGAAATGTGAAATTTGTTTCATAGAGAAATCTTCAAGTGTTTGGCACTTGTATTCCTCACACGCCCATTTCATTACATCCTCAAAACTGAATTCCAATCGTTGTGCGATTTCTTTCAGCATTGAGATTGCAAAACCTATTTGTTTTTCTGTTGCCTTAGCACGACCCATAGGACCACCCTCAATAACAAGTGGTTTATCTTGAACCGCTGCAACTTTTTCCATCTCTTGACGTGATGGTCTTGGTTCATTCTTACGAGTAGAAATATTCATAGTCGCTAAACAGCGGCCAATCGCACTTGTACTGCAAGTTTCTAAACCAAAGTTTTTGTTTGTCATTGAAGTTCCAATGGTTTCCTGTGCAAAATCTGTTGCGCTTGGAAATTGATCATTAGCGTTTTTGTAGGCTGAGGCCTTTACAATAAATGATTTATCTGAATGATGAATTAACTCTGTTTCAATCCGACCATCAGGCCATCTAGACCAGAATTCACGAATTCTTTCTTCAACAGTTGCATAATTGCTTAAATCAAAACCCATTTAGAAGTCCTCTCCACAAGTGCAAACATACTGGTAGCAAGTTGAGCATCTCGAATCGGCTAAATCAGCCTGAAATGCAAGCCATTTAGTTTTGGCTTGTGTTGATAATTTGTCCCAGATTTCTGGGTCTGTAATGTTAGGCAATTTTGTCCTTTCCCTGTTATACACAATATAAAGGGTGGCTCTGACAATTATAGGCTTTGAGGGCTTTTCAGCGTGTTTTCCAAAGTATCTACTCTTTTACCCAGATGCTCAATTTTGCGTTCAACTCTGGCAATACCCAAGGCCACATCAGTCAAAGATTTTCCGCCATTTTTCCAAGGCTGAATTTGCTCAGTTCTTGAATCAATGTATTTTTGAATGGGTCTAACAATTGCATATTTTGCAATAACAAAAACAACACCACCAATAGCAGATAAAGCACCTGCGATTTGGCCACCCATAATAATTGCTTCAGTCATCAGAATCCCTCAAAGGCAAAGTTACTAACCATATTACAAGACCACCAATGATTAAATAACCAGTTACAATTTTCGCTGACCCATCCAAAGTGAAATAAGCAATACCAAGACCCACATAAGTCCAAACATCACCTGACATAGCAACAACATATTTTTTAACCCAATTCATTATTTCTTGAACTTTCTACTGGAAGATTGTGATACAGAAATACTGGCCATAGAAGCGATCTGCGTAATAATAATTGCCCCCACCACAACAGATTGTGATTCTTCACGTTGCTCTTGAGTCATATCAGAACCAACATTCATAATCGCTTCGGTTGCCGCAAAAAGTTCAGCAACACCAGGTATTTCTGCAAGCGCAGTTGGTACTGCTAATTCTATTGTATTTTCAGCAATGTATTCTTCGTTTATTTGTTCTTGTATTTCCTCTACACTTAATTCAGGTTCAACGATAGGAGTTTCAATTGTTTCTTCTTCAACAATTTGTTCAACTATTTCTGGTTCTATCACTTCTATCTCTGGCAGGGCTATCTCTGGTGTTGGGGTTGGAATATCCTGAATTAAAATCGATTCGCTTTGTTGGTTATTTGTGTTTGGTTCTGGCTGCGGTTCTTGTGTTAATTCTGGTGTTGGGGTTGGTGTAGGTGAAAAAGTTTCAGTTGGTGATGGTTCGGGTGTTGCGTTGGGAGATGGCTCATTTGTGGGAGTCGGCTCTGTTGTCGGCTGTGGGCTTGGCAATTCTGTTGGCGTGGTTGTTGGACTAGGTGATGGGTTTACTGTTTCTGATTGTGTCGGTGTTGGTGTTGGCGTTGGTGTTGTCTGAACAGTTGTGACACCATCCCAAGTTAAAAGATAACTTCCTGTTGGGTATTGTGTTCCTTGGCTTGCAACAAAAGCAAAACTTGTAGCACGGATAACATATTGGCCTGCTTGAACGATTTGTTGAATTTTTGATGCCAAAATATTTTGCCCATTATGGTTACTATCATCATCAGCGAACAAAACATTATTAGCGGAATCAAGAAAATAAATCCACGAATCAATAAAATTAGGATTAGTTTGAGGTGTGCCATTTGTTGTTTGAATATTCACCAAACTCTCTTGCTCAACAATTACAGGCACATCAATATAAGGTGTGCTTGGTGTTAAATTTATTTCCTGTTCGTCAGCAAAACTCGGTGAAATGGAAACACAACCAAGTAAGAGGGCAAACAAGATTAAGCGCAGTTTTGTGCGCTTTTTCAATTATGCTTCCAATATTCCTTTTGGATCAATGTCTTTACCAGCAGACCAGCGGATATTGCTTCGCATTTCAAAATGCAAATGTGGACCAGATGAGTTACCAGTATTACCACTCAAACCGATTTGTTGGCCTTTGGTTACTTTGTCACCAGGTTTAACATCAAGTTTTGAAAGATGAGCATAAATAACCCATCCACCCTCAACTTTTTGAACTGCTTGAATGCCGTAACTTTTTCCCCAGTTTGCTGGTTCAATTTTGCCATCTGCAACAGCAACAATTGGTGTTCCAACTTTGCAAGAATAATCTACCCCTGTGTGATAACCCTTTGACCACATCTTGCCTTTTTTCTTATACGCAGTTGTTATTTTTCCGTTTACGATTGGTGAACCCATTAAATAATCATCCCTTTGAATTGTCTAATCTCTGAAACTATTGCTGACTTTCCGTTGTGGTAAACCATACAAGAAATAGGTGTACCAGGTTTGGCTTTGAAGAACCAAGAAAGTGTGAACTGAACAGAAGTGACATCTGCTGGCACAGCGTAAGTATTTGTGCCAGTAGTGTCATTTTTGCCTTTGTAATCTCTTGAGTAATTCATTTTCACATAGGTTGGTCTACCTGTTTTCGGTAAAGTTAAATGCAGTTGGGATTCCCAAAAACAATTACCCTCACTTGTTGGGTCAATGGCATCTTTACCATTGAGAACCATAGGTGACCAAGCATTAGGTTTGAAAGACTGTTTAACTTTGTCGTCTTTCCATTGGATATACAAGGTTACTTGGTTTCTTCTTTTTTGTTAGCCTTTTTGAATATGGCATCAACTTCTTCTTGCGTTAATTTTCCATCATCCAAAAATGCTTTGGCCAAATCTGTAACAATACGACTCACGGCTAATGCCCCTGCAATAACAGCAGAATTTATAGGTTCAACTCCAATAAATGATCCTGCACCAATAGCAGGTAAGGCTGTAACTAAAAATAAAGCAACGCTTCTTAAAATAACATCTTTTGTAATTTTCAAATTCATAAAGAACCTTTCGAGGGTATTTGCGCAGGTTCTTAGTTCTATTCTATACCTGGAGTTTGCATTGCGTTTACAACTGCTTTTGCAACAGGTGAGGCCAACTCTGCGTAAATCGCTGTGGTTGCAGGGGAAGCGTGGCGCATAAGTTTAGATACAGCCAAAATATCGCCATTGGAAACGGAATAAGCACTTGTTGCAAAATAGTGCCTACCAGAATGCAACTTTTTGTTTATCCCTAAGCGTTTTAATTCTTTACAAGCGGCAACAGATAGTGAGTGAGGTTTCATTGTTGGCCATAACCTGCCAAGAGTGTTATACGATTTGATCATTTCGACAACAACAGGATGCGCTGGCAAAGCCAAGTTAGTATCTCCTTTGCCTTTAGGGATGCGGATCATATAACTATCACCAACTTCCTCAAGGTCAGAACCAGAACATAAAGAAATTTCTGCGGCCCTTAACCCTGCGAAGCACGAAAGTATAAACCAATGCTTCTGTGGTTCTTTGGCTTCGGTCATAATCAAAGCCACCTCGGTATGGGTAAAAGGTCTTGGCATTGATTTTGGTTTTCGTAACTTAGGAAGTTTTTCTGCTGGTGATTCACGTTCAGGAATAAGTTTCAAATACATCAAGTGACGATAAATCATCTTGTATCGGTTGATATTGCCTTTGCGAGTGGATTGCGCAGGTGAAAGCATAACTGCTGCTTCTAAATCCTCTGTGGTTGCAAATTGTGGGTGAGCAATCTTGTTGATCCGATTTATTAAATGTTTATCGGTCAGCCAAAGTTGTCTTTTGTGACCTAAAACAATAAAACGTTTTTCGTAAACACTTAGTATTTCTTGAATCGTAAACCAAGGTTGTTCTTGCTCCATAATTTGTTTACTTATCTTTCTTCAGTTTGTTTAATTTCTTTGTGAGTTTTGTTATTTCTTTCTTTAACCTTTTTATTTCTGCTCTGATGCTTTTAGCAGTTGATAATTCAGGTTGTGCTGCTGCAACTTCTTTCACAACAATTTGTGTGCCACCAGAAACTACGCGCTCAACTACGCGCTCAACCACAACTGGTTCAGGTGTGATTGTGATCGTTGGTGTTGGTGTTGGTGCTGGCGTGTATGTGCCGTTAAGCCACGCTGTCCAATCATCTCCACCTGCCATTTGTAGATTCCAGGCTTGTTGTGTCCAGCAGGTTGTTATGTACCCACCACCCATTACACCCTCACCTGTTTTGATTGGGTATTGTGCAGGGCAAGTTATGTCGCGTGTTTCTCTGTATGATCCTGGAAATGGTTCTGTGAATGCTAATGCTGGTGTTGCTGTCAGAGCGCAAGTTGTTGTTAATGCAATTAATTTGTAACGCATTTTATCT